CACTCGGCCGATGGCGTGTTACTCGGCATGACTACCCGCACCATTGACCGCAAGACCGGCGTACCTGGCTTGGGCAAAGCCCTGGTAACGATCGGCTGGCTCACCGAAGGCGACGATGGCGTTACCGTTTCCCGGTTCGATGAACACAACGGAGCGTCTTCAAAACAGCGCGCTCAGACTGCAAAGCGCGTTTCGAATCACAAGGCTAACGCAAAGGTAACGCCAGATGCGTTACCAAAAACGGACGATGCCGTTACCGCTGCGTTACCTAGAGAAGATAAGAATAAAGAACAACTTCCCCCCATACCCCCCAAGGGGGGCGATCAGATCGAGGAGCCTGAAGCCCCAGAGCCAAGGCGCAAGGCCGCCATCTCGCTGAAGACCCACATGGACGAGTGCCGCAAAGCCGGCGCCAAGTCGATCCCTGAGGGCCATGCCGTGTTCGCCTATGCCGCCAAGGTTGGCATCCCCGAAGATTTCCTTCGCCTGCACTGGCTGGAGTTCAAGGACCGCTACACGATGCCGGAGTCGAAGCGATACAAGGCCTGGCCGACCGTCTTTCACAAGTCCGTTAAGGGCAACTGGTTCAAGCTCTGGTTCGTGAATGGCAACGGCCAGTATGTCCTGACGACCGTCGGCCAGCAGGCCCAGCGCAGCCACGCGGAGGCCGCATGATCGACCAGTTCAACATTGAGGCCGAGCAAGCCATCCTGGGCGCCATCCTGCGCGACAACGACGCCATGGACCACATCCCCGATCTGGATGTCGCCCACTTCTACCGCGGCGATCATCGGACCATCTTTGCCGAGATGGCGAAGCAGATCGGTGCCGGGAAGCGTGTTGACGCGATCACTCTGGCCGAGCGCCTGGATGCCGATCTGTTCCCGTACCTGGGTCAACTGCACGCCTCCGCGCCGAGCGGCGCAAAGATCGCCTACCATGCGGGCATCGTCATCGAGAAAGCGACCAAGCGCGCTCTGTCGGCGCTGTCGATCGATCTGGCCGCTGATGCCGATTCCGGCAAAGACAGCGCCGAGTGCATCGCCGATGCCGCGGCCAAGCTGGATGACCTGGCGCAGCGCAAGGTATCGCGTGACCCGCGTCGGCTGGACGAGACCTTGACCGAGTACCTGACCCTGCTGCAAGACCGCATGGAAGGCAAGATTCGTCCGATCCCGACCGGCTACAGGCACCTCGATGACATGCTCGATGGCGGCCTGGAGCGCGGCACGCTGACTGTGATCGCTGGCCGTCCCGGTACTGGCAAGACCGCTGCGGGCCTGGGCATTTGCCGCAATGCCGCCCGCGACTACTCGTCCCTGTTCCTGTCGATGGAGATGTCGACCAACCAAGTCAACGACCGCAACATTGCGGCCTTGGCCCAAGTCGACATGCGCTGGCTGCGCACGCCTGGCGAGACGAACGATGACACCGCGCGCTGGGAGGCGATCACCGCCGCCACGATCAACTCGAAGCGCCTGAACCTGTTCATTGACGACCAGACCGGCCTTAACGTGGGCGAGATCCGCGCCAAGGCCCGCAAGATCAAACGTCAGCACGGCCTGGACATCATCTGCATCGACCAGCTGTCGTTCATCACCGGCGCGAAGTCCGACAAGCTGCACGAGGCAATGGGTGAGTACACGCGTGGCCTGATCGCGCTCGGCAAGGAACTCGATGCAGTTGTGATCCTGCTGGCCCAGCTGAATCGCGAGTGCGAGAAGCGCTCTGACAAGCGGCCAATCATGTCCGACCTGGGCGTGTCCGGCTACATCGAGCAGGACGCCGCAAACATCATCTTCCTGTACCGCGATGAACTTTGGGACCCCGAGACCGAAGACAAGGGTATCTGCGAGTGGATCAGCGCAAAGCAGCGGCAAGGCCAGCCAGGTGTCGTCGGCCTGAAGTACATCGGCTCGCAGACTCGATTCGAAGACCCCCCGTTCCGCTGGTTCAGACGGCCGAAGTCACAGGCCAAGGGCGCAACAGGTCGCGGCGGATTCAACTGACAAACAACAACTAGAAAGGGAGTCATGAAATCGTTCAAACAGATGCGCCTCGACGGTGAACTGGTCCGCGCCGACGCCGAGAAGATCGAGTACGCCAACATCCACGTCGAGCCGGGCTTCAACCCTGGCGACCGCAACGAGGAGGATGAGGCCGACGACGAGGAGCTGTACCAGTTCATCGTCAAGCAAGGCGTCCTGGCCCTGCCGCAGTTGGAGGTCCGCCCGCGCGAAGGCGGCGGCGTGTTCATCGTCGACGGCCACCGCCGGCACAAGCAGATTGGCCGCGCGATAGCCTCGGGGCACTTCAAGGCCGACGACAAGGGCCGCTTGCTCATCCCGGTTCGCCAGTTCAGCGGCAACGACCTCCAGCGCCTGTACCGCATCGGCACGAGCAACAAGCACAAGAAGATGAAGCCGCTGCAGTTCGCCGAACTCGTCCAGCGCGCGCACGATGGCTTCGGCCAGTCAGTGCAGCAAATCGCCGACGGCATGCTGTGCTCGGTGTCGACCGTGCAGCAGGCGCTGGTCCTGGCCGGTGCGAACCACGATGTGCACCAGATGGTGAAGGCCGGCGAAGTCTCGAAAACGACCGCCGTCAAGGTCGTCAAGGAGAAGGGCGAGGCTGCGGGCTCGGCACTCAAGGAGGCGCAGCAGGCCGCACGGCTGCAAGGCAAGAGACGCGTCACTGCCAAGCAGATCACCGGAAACACGCCTCACGACCTGGTGCGCGCCATCCAAAAGGAGATCGACAGCGGCGGCTCGTTCCGGGCCGAGGAACTGGCGCCGCGTTTCGCGCCGCTGGTCACCTACCTGCGCGGGACGGGCAGGCCATGATCAACCAAACCGATATCGCGCCCCGCACGCCCCGCGAAACATCCCTCATCGCCGCCCACGTCCAGCGAGCCACCGAACTGCGCACGCAGATGGATTTGCTTCTGCTGCGCGGGCTGGTGAGGGAAGTTGAGGAGATCCGCCCATGACCACCAAACACCTCCTCGACGGCCTCATGCAGTGGACCGGCGCACGCAATCACAACCAGGCATCGATTCGGCTTGGCCTTGATGTCGCCACAGTTCACCGCATCGCCAAAGGCAAGTACGCCGGCATGCGCATCGAGACGCTCGACCATATCCAGCGCATCACGGACGTGCCGATCGAGACGCTGTTCGGCTGGTATCGCCTGCCGGAAGGTGCGGCGCTGGGGCGGGTCAAGCAATCCTGACCAATCGACGTAAGCACTACCCAGGCGGCAGGGGATGCCGCCGCCAACTAAACGGAGAGCGGAGCGATGAAAAAGAGTAACTGGTTTGGCCCTATCAGGAAGCCCGATCTGGTCGGAGTTTATGAAACCAAGGATGAGCTTGGCACTACCGGATTCCAGCACTGGAACGGGAAATTCTGGGGCTACTACGCAGGCAGTTCCGTGAAGGTTGCCAAGGACGGCGCAGGGAAAGAGTCGACATGGCAAGAGAACAAATGGCGCGGCCTTGCTGAAGATCCGCGAAAGGCAGCTCAGCCATGAACGCCTCAACCCTCTTCGACGCCCTGCGCCAGCGCTTCAACCTGAAGAACGACGCCGCCCTGTGCCGCAAGCTCGACGTGGCGCCACCCGCGATCAGCAAGGCCCGCCGGTTTAACAAAATCACCGATCCACTGATGGTGAAGCTTTGCGACGCCTTCGACATGCGCCCGGAAGACGTTCGCAAGCTGGGCGAGCAATAAAAAACAGCCCGGTGGACGCCGGGCTCTCAAATGCAAACAACGAGGACAACATGGTACACGAAGAAGCAAAAACGGTAGCGCACCCAATCCGCGTCAAGCACGTCACCCCCGGCCGCACGGCTGAGCGCATCGCCAAGATCCGCAAGCTCCTGGCCGCGCTTCTGTGCCGCCCACAGTCCCGCGACGAGGTGGGCAACCTGCTGCAAGTCAGTCCGTCCGGCGTGCGCAAGTACCTCGCCGACCTGCGCGGCAAGGTCGAGCAAGTCGACATCGCCGGCCGGGCCTGCGTCCGCCTCGCCATGAGCATCGACGAAGCGCGGGCGTATCTCGCAAGCCTCATCGTGCCGCCGCGCCCGCCGCGCACGAGGACCGCGCTGAGCGTCGCCAAGCGCGACCCATCCCGGCACTTCCACATCATGGAAGACGACGAGTATCACCAGGTGCGAGTGCTTCGCAAGATCCCTCAGCACGATCCGCTGACGGTGCGCTTCTTCAATCTGGCGCCGGCTGGGGTTTGGGCATGAACGGTCGCATAGTGTGTCAGTTCAGTTGCGGCGCCGCATCGGCCGTGGCCACCAAGCTCACTTTGGCTCAGTACGGTGAGCAAGCCATCATTGTCAATGCGTTCATCGAAGAAGAGCATTTGGACAACCGCCGCTTTGCCGCGGACTGCGAGCGTTGGTTCGGTCAGGCGATCGTTAACCTTCGCGATACCAAGTACGGCGCGAGTGCGATTAAGGTCTTCGAGACAGTCGGCTACATCAAAGGCCAGAGAGGTGCAGCCTGCACGGCGCGCATCAAGCGTGGGCTCCTCCGAAAATTTGAGCAGCGCGGCGATGTTCTGGTTCTTGGGTACACAGCAGAAGAACAGTGGCGCCTGGATGATTGGCTGGAGAGCTGGCCTGATCGCCCGATCATAGCGCCGCTGATCGAGCGCGGTTTAACGAAGGAGGACTGCAAGGCGATGGTCATTCGCGCAGGGATCGAACTGCCGATGATGTATCGGCTTGGCTACGACAATGCCAACTGCATCGGCTGCGTGAAGGGGGGGCTTGGTTACTTTCGAGCCATCCGCGAAGATTTCCCAGAGAAGTTCGAGCGTCTGGCCCTGGCCGAAGAAAAGGTCGCCCAACTGCACGGCGAGAATGCCTACATTTTGCGGCATCGCTCGGGCGCCCTCAAGGGCCAACGTTTTCCGCTGCGCGAACTCCCGGCCGGCGCCCCTTATCGTGGCGAGCCGCTGCCGTCCTGCGGTCTTTTCTGCGAAATGGCAGAGCAGGAGTATGCGGCATGAGGTGGCCGGCCTTTGACCCCAAGGAATGGCATCGCTGGTTCGCGTGGCACCCCGTAGAGGTCGACGGAATGCAGGTCTGGTGGGAGCGTATCGAACGGCGCTGGGATGTCGAGGCAGGATGCTCGGCTGACTTCAGCGGGTACAGCTTCCCGACCGGAGCTTGGATCTATCGGCAGATGCAGGGTACCGCATGAACTACATTCGCCACTCCGCACCGCGGTGCGTCAGCTGCCACCAGTTACGGGGTGAGCCTCACCTCGAAGGCTGCCCGTACGCAAAATTCACCATCCGGAGGGCCTCATGATCACCGCCACCAACCAGCTCGGCCACACGATCCAGCGCTTCGACGGCCCGAAAGTCGGATGGGTCGACATCCTCGATGAGCCATTCGCTACGCGGGCGGCTGCCATTGCGCACATGGGCAGCATGGCGAGGACGCCAAATGCCGAGTACCGGGTGTACGCCTGTCTTGAGGCGAAATCATGAGCGGCACCGCGTGGACGGCTGAGTCGCTCCACCTGTACCACGACGACTGCCGCGAAGTTTTGCGCACGTTGGCTGCCGGCAGTGTGGATGCATGCATTACCGACCCGCCGTACGGCGATACGAGCCTGGAATGGGATGGCTGTGTCGACGGATGGCTCGCAGAGGTGGCGCGCGTGCTCAAGCCAAATGCCTCGCTGTGGATCTTTGGCAGCATGCGATTCCTCGCGCCGTTGTTCGCCGAACTGGCGGCGCTTGGCTTCAAGTACAGCCAAGACATCGTGTGGGAAAAACAGAACGGCACCGGCTTCCACAACGACCGCTTCCGCCGTGTGCATGAGCATGCCGTCATGTTCTACCGGGGCGCCTGGGCCGATGTTTATCACGCCGCGCAGCACACGAACGACGCCACCGCGAAGACCGTGCGCCGCAAGACTAGGCCGGCACATACCGGCCACATCGAGCGCGGTCACTACGTCAGCGAGGACGGCGGACCCAAGCTGATGCGCTCGGTCCTGTATGTGCCAAACGAGCACGGCAAGGCGATTCACCCGACGCAGAAACCCGTTGAGCTATGTCTCCCCTTGGTGCGCTACTCGGTGCCGCCCGGTGGCGTCTTGCTGGACCCGTTCATGGGATCGGCTTCGATCGGCATGGCGGCGCGCATCGCTGCGCGAGGATACATCGGAATAGAAAACAAGTTGGCCTATTTCGAAAAGGCCAGCCAACGGATGGGCGGCCCGCTCGAGACCGTCAGTGAATCGCAATCCAGTCTTTTTCAGGAGGCCGCATGACCGACGCCCTGTTCCCCAGCCCCAGAAGCGCAGCCGGCAAAGCCATCGCCCTCATCATCTCTTCCGGCCCGCGCACCACTGAGCGCCTGTTCGTCGAGGTCGACTTCGGTGCGCACGGCACCAAGCTCAAGAAGCTGCGCGATGCCATCCTCGACGGCTGGCTGTGCGAGACGCCGGCCGGCGCGATCGACGTCACCGAAGCATCCCGGCAGCACTTCATGCCCAAGCCGAAAGAGCAGTATATCGGCCAGATCACACCGGCGCAGTATCGCGGCAACTGGCGAGCGAGCGCTGGACTCAGCCCGCACAACATCCCGGATCGGCGCGGCAGGCGAGATGTGCCCGGGTGCTCGGTGAAGCCGGATGGGTACAGCATCAAGACAGTGACGGGAGGTGATGCGTGAGTACCCGCCAAATCGAATCTGACCGTGAGGTAAAGGGCTTGCGTAGCCAGATCGCGGCGAAGCGGGGCGACCTCGCGGCGGCGAACGTGGCGGCTGCATCAGCGCAGCGCCAGGCCAGCAATTTGGGGCGCGACATTTTGGCCATAGAGGCGCGCATCAAAGAGCTTGAGCAGCCGGTCGAGGCTGGCCCGATCATAGTGACCGAGCACGCCTTGCTTCGTTATCTTGAACGTGTTTATGGCATCGACCTTGATGGCGTACGTGGAGAAATCATCGCGGGCGCAGAGTCGACAATCCGTTTCATGCGCGACGGCCAGATCCAGCGCCCGGAGGGTCATACCCTTGTGATCAAGAACATGACGGTCGTGACGGTAAAGGGAGGTGGCGTATGACTCAGGACGATAGCAAGGACCGGCAACGCGCCCAGATGGCTGCGCAGGTCAGGCAGTTCGTGGACATCGCCAACGAGAACTGGCCGATGCGCTGCGAGCTGATTCGCCACCGGGCGCGCGAAGTTCATCAGCAGTTCGTGGAGCTGCAGAAGGCGGGTTTTACCCTGGCTCAAGCGCTCGAGATTTGCTGGAGGCAGATGTGAAGCGCTCAGCCCTCAAGCCGAGCGGGCCTATCGCCAGGAAGACGCCGATGTCCCGCACTGGCAAGACCCCATCCGCCGGCGCCGGCCTGCTGCGGGCGGCGGCGGTGCAGGCGAAGCCCAAGACGCGCAAGTGCGCGCTCAAGGGTTGCGGCAACCGCTTCCAGCCGCGGAGCATTGGGCATCGTGCGTGCGGCCCGGATTGCGCGATCGCCCTTGCTGCGGCCGAGCGCGGGCGACTGGAAGCCAAGCAGACCCGCGAGCGCAAGGTAGCGCTCAAGACAAAGCCGGAATGGCTGAAAGAGGCGCAGGCCGCGTTTAACGGGTTCGTGAGGATGCGGGACCGACTCGCTGGCTATGTCTGCA